AGCCAAGTTTGAAAAAACGTCCGGTACGTCGTCAAGCTGCTTTTTATCCGAAACAGAATATCTTGTCAAAAGACTCATCATTACTCCATACGGATCTTTTGGCTTATAAAGTGAAGAATCCTTAAATATTACGTGCTGTAAAATCCAGCTTGAGCACTGATAGATTCTTGCTTCTTTGTTAGTCTCTGTCGGAGTATCCGTAATATTGCATATCCATCCTTTTTGCTCTACTCGCTTATTAACTTCCAGTGCTACTCTGTCTCCTCCGGCATTTCGCTCAAATTCACACTCTTGAACCTGATTATCAACAATGATGTTTGATGCATTCTCATACTGTAATTCGTAATCTGCTGTATTATCGCAAACGCAATCAACACAATAATAGTCTTCTCCGTACTTCTGCAAGACTGGGAGCACAAAATAGTCCGTTCCTTTTCCTTTTGTATCACATTGAGCAGTGATGATTTCCGGTGCTCCATGTGGCAAATTCAGATACCGCCTTGTCTTTTCTTCTGGGAACAGAAGTCCCTCTCTTTCAATTGGTTCCTGCTTGTAAAGACATCTGTATGAAACATCGTCCATAAGTAGCTGCTGGTCCTCAAAGAATTCCACAGTAAATCCGCTATACTCATAATCAAAGTTGCTTTTTCCTGTTTTCGGATCAATGTCTGGCACCGCAATTGTTTTTACACGGTTATTACCCTCATACATCTTTTGAATACGTCCTATTACATCGTGTACGCTCCATCTAGTCGCTATATGAATTTCCTTGCAGTTATTCCCGTCTGTGTCCTGAATCTTTCTCTGACGGGCATCTACGGCGTATTTGTCCCACAATTTATCAAGGATATTTCTGTTTAACGCTTCTTCAATTCCTCCGATCATATCATCAACAAGTAGGAATTTAGAAGCACGTACTTTTCCGGCGTTCTTACTACCAACAGATGTGCACTGAACAGATGGGAACGGTTTGTATTTTCCAACATTGAACTGCTCCATCTTCGCATTTTCTCCAGAAATAGCCAAATTCGGAAATATATCATGCCAGCAATACTCCCCTAGATTCTTTACAATATCCAGTTCGCCATCATAGAACATTCTTGTGATGTCGCTGCTATGCGAATAGAACAAATTGAAGTCTTTTGGGTACCATCCAATGACTCCGCTAAGAAAGAATTTCTCTATTGACGTTTTCCCTGCGCCTGGTATGAGGGAAATCAAGAGCATATCGTACTTGTCATCAAGCATTCCTTGTAAGCCATCTACAAGACCGATTTTCAGGAATTGCTTTCTTCTAGGCATGTAAAATCGCTCTTTTGGTTCTCTTTTCTTCTCGATGTACCGGAAGTAGCTATCAACGCACTTGTTTTTTGATTCTGCTAAGATAAGATCGTAGAAATCATCAAGTATTTGGTAATACGTTCCGTTCTCAAATGCATATTTTTCCAAATCCCATGAAGTACCGCCAGTGCTGTTCATTATAAATTGCTCATACAGCTGTCTTGCTCTTCCGGAAATTTTCAATCCATCGTTATCTTTGTTATTAAACAGGGCAACTTTGCTGGCTTCTCTGTACGCATCAAGCACCCGTTCGTCAATCCCTTTACGCTCTATGTAATTTTCATACCCTTTTACGGTTTTAATCAAATAATCGCTCGCCATAACGCAAAAAAGTGCCCCCTAACTCTTAAAATAAAAAAGTTAAGGAGCACTCCCCTGTTCCCTGTCCGCATCCGGGCATGAGCTTCTGTATTTACTTTACGATCTTTTCTTTGTGGCTGGTAATCTTCGCCCCGTCTTTTGTCGGTCGGATTGTCACTGTATAACCTGAATTCGCCACCAAACTGGCAATATCTTCCATTTTGCAAGTAATCACGCGTTTTACTTCATTTTTTCTCATTTCATCGTCCATTTTCATCACTATTTCTTCCTTTCGAACAGTTCTTCCGGAAGTGGTTCTCCCATCCAAACCATTCTGAGATATTTTCGGAATGTCGGAGTACAGACACCCATTTTCTTTGCCGCTTCATCCATTGTAATTTTATGGCTGCAATAATCATTAATTGCTTCAACAAACTTTTCTCTGTCAAGTACCTTAATTTTTCTTCCCATCAAAACTATCCTTTCTTCTCTTCACATTTCCAATTATTTCAAACAAGCGTAACTGGAATCGAACCAATACATCAGGAGTCAAAGTCCTGTGCTCTACCTTTAAGCTATACGCCCTTAGCTGCAAGAAATTTACCTCGAAAGCCGTAAGGAATCCTTGCACTGCTACGGTTCTTTATAATATTGGAGTTTATTATATGATCGATAAACCACGTATTTTATTTAAAAAACGTTAGTTTCCGAGCTTCAGCGAACTCCGCAGCTAAAACACTGATTGAATTTTAATTCAAACATGATTAGGGTTTCCCCTTATTCATCATGAAATCATGTTTGAAAATAGCCATATAAGGATTCGAACCTCAATCTTTCACTTGGGTAGGGGTAGAATGAACGCTTTACCATTAAGCTATACGGCTTCCAGCTACACTGTAGCAAGGAAAGTAAGTTATGAAAAAGTTTTTTCTCCGAAACTCGGAGATAGCTACCGCCAGGATTCGAACCTGGAACCTGTTGATTCGTAATCAACTGCTCTATCCATTTGAGCTATGATAGCATTTCACGGTTTTTGAAATCTTTTAATCACTTTAAACTTATGGGAATCAAAACCAATCTAAAGGAAAATGGCATATTTACTGCACATAGGGCGCGTACATGAGGGGTGTTTCTGAGAACCGTGAAACTCAGAACGCCACAAGGAGGATTCGAACCTCCAATTCCTTTATGGTATTGTGGCTTACGACTGGGTGAATCGTCATTCAATTACTTGCATGTCATCAGCAAAACCAGTCTTAATTACGTCAGATTACAATCAACAACGATATTCTGACGGAACCGATTTCAGAATCGGCTAAACCTACCGGGACTTGTGACGTCCCTTTGTTCAGCTTTCCGCTAGTAGGTGGAGAATCGTCACATGGACGAATATATGAAACAAAGTATTAGTAAATGTCTTAATTATTTTTTTGGCGTGGAAATCGCAAATCCTAGAAATCCAGCAAAAATGATTACCGCCATAACAATCACTGATAGAAATGCTTTTACGATTGTTGTCCAAATAATCGCTGCTGTAATTTGCCCTGCATCCAAAGCAATACAAGCTGTCAAAATTGATTTAAACAAAAGCAAATATCCTCCGACATAAAGTCCTCCGGCAACTCCGGCAATGAGAAATGTAATTGCCAAAATCCATCTTAATTTCTTCATCTTATCTCAATCCTTTCTCAACATTTCCAAATGTAATACATCAATGCTCTTCTATCTGCTGTCCAGTCTTATGACCGGCCGGACAGTAATACCAACCATTAGAAATCATCGCACCGGATTTCCACAATTTCCAGTATAATCACCACGAAGCGCTTCTACAACATCCTTGAAGCAATCAATTTCAAACATTGAAACTAATGCATTTCTGATTCCATAAGACTTCGCAATTCCAAGCTCTGCATTACACCCATTAAATCTTTCGCAGTAACCAATACCAATGAAATAATCCGCTTTTGAAAGTAGCTCAATGGATTTTCCAAGATACCACACTCCGTGATTTTTAGTATCGTCACTCGGTTCTTCTGAAATCCATGTATCAATGACTTCTAACTCTTCTCCAAACATTGCTTCTGCAATATCCTTCATCTGCTTGAATGATTTCTGAATATTTTCTTCTGTGCGTCCTTTCATTGGAACGCTAATAAACAGTTTCTTCATGATTAATCCTCCTGTTCGCCAGGACGTTTGCTTATTGGCTCTAATCCAATCAAGCACCCATTTCCGGCATATGCTATAAATTCAAATTTATTATTCACAACAACCTTTGATGTTTCGCTGAAAGGCTCTATCAGTTGATATGTCTCAAATATTGGCAGATACAGTTTTTTTGGTGTTTGCAAGTACAGTTTTCTTTTACCATCAAGTTTCCATCCGGCATCTGTAGTAATTGTCTAAAACCTTAAAATTCCAAGAACTTCCTGCCCTGTTGTTTCAATATGTGCAATTGCTTTTTGTATCATTCCGCAAAAATCCACTCTTTTTTCTTCTCCCTGTGCTTCATCTGACAAGAAATCATTTGCACCACATTTGTTCTTTCCTGTTTGATTCCGTGTCCCTGTTTGAAAAGTTCGCATTCAAGAATCTCTCCGCAGTGAACACATTCATCGTTGATTTCTTTCCCGGCAATTCTCATGTCATTCCTCCCCGGAAATACGTTTTGTGATTCTCTCAGCTATATCAGATGCCTTTTCTCCGACCTCCGGTACCTCATGCAGTGCCGATTCAACAGATGAGACAAACGCGTCATAGAATTCTCCGTGTTTCATCAGTTCACTTTTGATAACTTCACATGATGTCTGAAGAATCTGTTCCTTGAACCCGATATCATTCATACGAACCGCCCAGGAATCTTCTTTCTTCAGCGTACAGATCAACCAGAACTCTAATTGCTTTCTTCAAGTCCTCATTGTCTATTTCGAGATATCTGTGCTTCTCTTCTGCAATCTCGATTTCACGAATGAGGTCTGATCTGTCGCAATCCTCATATGGGTCAAACGAGAATTGGAGTGATTCATCCTCAAGAGATTCGATATCTTCTCCGAATGCATCTGCATCGATTTCCTGTCCGGCAAATCCCATCGAACAGTCTTTGAACTCAAGAACAAGTCCGCACTCTTCGCACCACTGACTTGCCAAACACAGCATCTCTTTCAGTTCCCGTTTACTCAATCCTTTTAAATCTTTCTTTGTAATCATTTTCCTGATATCACCTTTCCGCAGCTCTTACACCGCCAATAATGTTTTGTCTTGAAACTTCCGTCTTCCTGTCGAACAAGGTCTGAATGGTCATGCACCGTATGATCGTGTCGACAGAACAGGCGTTGAATGATTTTCAGCATATATTCTCTCCTACTCAATCTTCAGGATGTACTTGATATCTTTGCTATTGACAATCGCTCTGATTTCTTTTCCCTGTTCAAAGACAATCAAGCTATCTTCTCTGATCTTCATCGAATCCGCTGTTATCGTCATCGTTACTCTCTCTTGAGCTATCTCGTATCTGTGCATAATCAGTTTCTCCTGTCTGTTTTCCGTCTCATTGGCAATCCGTGGTATTTTCGATAGTTATTTGAACCGAATAGCAATTTCCAAGCGAATGTGTTTCTAACGAGTGATTCATCAAACTCAAACTTGATATCTAGTCCGCCATCGTTGTTCATATGTGTTGTGATTTCTGCATCATCAACAAGTTTTTCAGAAAGATCATGAATCCAATCACCTATAATCGTCATTCTTCTAACAATTCCATCAGACGTTATAAAAACCTGTCTGAGATTTTCATCTTTCTCACCCATCGTAACACCTCTTTTTATTTTGGGAAATTTCAGAACGACTTAGCAAGCCGATTTTTCACTATTGATTTAAGGGGGTCCCCCATCGGTCAGAGCGTCGAACATTTGTTCCGAACACATGATTCTATACGAAAAATACTTATTTATCCAATAGAGTTGACCATTTCCGAGGAAACTCTGTTTAAAATCACTGCAAAGTCAATGATTTATTTTAACCATCAGTTTTTCCGTTCTCAAATATTAAAAAATATCAATCGTTTTCCTCAATCTGTGGCGGCAAATCCTGCCCGAGCTGTGGCAATTGGTCAGCGGTCAGTGGTCTCGCCTCCACTTTCTCACGGCTAACGCCTGGAAGGTTCCACATATGGTGTCTGTTCAGTGATGGCAGCACCTTCATTGGATTAATACGCTTGTCTTGTAACATTGACTCAAGAGACTGTTCGTTGTCGTCCATGATTTTCTTGCGCAAATCGAAATATTTTTTACTTAGTCTATTACTATTACCACCACTATTACTAGGATTGTATTTAGTGTTATATCTACTGTCTTTATCCCAGTTATATAGTGTTTGTTTATCTATCCCAGACATATCAGAGAAGCCTTTAATATTTACAACTTGACAGTGTCTATTGCAGATTCTCTTGTAAATCTCGTAGGCATTCATTACTTTCTCATCGTCATAGGTTCCGCCAATGCTGCCATTGATCCAGAGTAGATTGCCATTCTTCTCGAACAGTGTTATTCTGATCTCCTCGATTATGTCGTTCCAGATCTGTGGTGGAATGTCTGATTCGTCAAGATTATCTCTCATGCAGTAATCTGTGATCACGTCATCAACTAAGGCTCTGAGGTTGACTGGATCAACTTCAACACTTTCAACACTGTTCACCGTTTCAACTTCTACTCTCTCTGTTTTCTGTGTTCTTCTCTTAGCCATTGTTTTTCACCTCCGCATTGTTAATAATCTATAAACAAAAAAGCCTAGACACACCGAGATATTAAACAGCTCATTGTCTGTTATTTTCTCGATATGCCTAGGCTGACGATTCCTAGCTCTTTTCGATCCAGCTCCCATTCGGCTTTCACGGATTTCTTGTCGCTGATGCCATTATAACACAACGAAAATCTGTTTGCAATAGTGTCGCGTAAATTAATTTTAAATTTTTATCAAGGCGTGTGCGTCCGTGTATGTGCGTGCTCGGCTGTGCACTGGCGTGTCCGTGTTTTGATAATCAGATCAGACAATGCACTGTTCTGTTGGCTGTGGTTGTCTCTTCCGGCCGTTGTTCATTTCTTGTCTGATCGATTTATTTTTACATCGATTTTGGGGAGGTACACAGTCGGTGTTTTCTCAAAACCCGACCTTTTTAAAACTATAGACTGAACGTAGTGAAGGATATAGTTTTGAAAAGTAATGTATATAATATTATAAATTATTTAGTAAGTCGATTATTATGGCTGTATCCATTCTGTATCCAATCTGTATACAAATAGCATAATAATTTGCACAGAGTAACATTTGTGAAATCCCTGTTTGCCCTTGTGTTTACTGGCTTTGTTGGCATTTGTTAAATATTTATCGTAACAATTTGTTAACAGTTTTGTAACCCTACT